AAAAGATTTGTTTGATTAAATGCTATACCCTTTAATGCAGTATCTAATTTATCCATATTAAATACAGATTTATAAGATAGAGGGTCTCCTACTAAATCAACTGCACCTTTGGGTTCTTCAGGGTCATCACTATCTTGTTCAGTAACTGTTGTAGTTTCAGGAACAACCTCTTGTGTTGTCACCTGTTCGGTTTCTGTTTTATCAGGCTCTACATATACATAACCTTCAGGTATTGGATACAAAGGTTCTCCATTTTTAAATGGTATGTTCAATATCATACCAGCATCATTTTTATATTGTCTAAATTCGTCATACTCTCCCGGTTTTGTACCTACTAATTCCTCAAAGGTTTGAACAGAATCAGTTGGGGTATCTCCTTGGAATCTTGTTTTATCAAAAGCTTCAATAGGAGACGATACAACAGGAGCACTAGGAGAAGTTATCTCAGAAGGTGTTGCGGGTCTAATATCAAATTGATCTACTACTTTAGAGTCTTGTCTTTGTAACGGAGCTTGTGGAGCGACAAAAGTTCCTGTCTGTGCTTTGATAACATTTTCGTCATCTTCCATTTCTATGTCATCAATAGTGAAAGGCATATCATCAGGTAAGGTTGCTTCATCTGCATTACCCATTTGACCCATCTCTTCCATTCTTTTTAACCCAGCTTTTGCCTTTTGTCTCATAGCCATTAGTTTTTCTAAACCTATAAACCTAACTACGTCTGCTGGAAATACAAACTCTCCTTCACTCAACTTAGCTGGTATATCATCTCTAACTTCTTCTTGTGTTGCTCCCGGAGGTACATCATTACCTGAAACAGGGTCAATTGTTCCTCCTTCATCTTTTAATCCACCATCAGTAAACATTTCCATTTGTTTAGGCATACCACCTTTATTTGCTTCTAAAGCCTTACCATCTCCAGCTTGCTCTAATCTTCTTTGTTTAATTCTTTCACCTGCTTTTCTTGATATAGGCATTTCGTCTATAACATCCATTTTCTTTCTTTCCATCAATTCATCAATGATAGCCTGCTGAACTTTAGGATCAGAAAGGTCTTGACCTTCTGTATTTATAGAGTTTCTAGGATCAGTAATATGATAATAGTCATTCTCTTTACGAAATCTTTCTAATTCACTAAAGCTTAATATTTCTATTTCATTGTCCATTGACTTCATCCCTTAATAATTTAAGTCTACGCAAGGTAGCTATAGAGCCTTGACTTCTATGAATTATAACCACACTGTCGGTTTGTTCTATAGCTTTATGTTGTTGCTCTATAAGAGCATCCATATAATTACTAATTGCTTCCCATTGTTGGGGGTTGTTGACCAATCCCTTGAGCTTGCTCAGTATTTGCTTGTCCATCTTGAGGTGTTCCTGTAAATCCTTGTTCCTGAGGTCCCGGAGCCATTCCTGTTCCTATAGTTCCTCCACCACTACCCGTTGGGTCATTGGGATCAACACCCGCAGGTGGAGCTTCTTGCTGTGGAGGACCTCCAAATGCTTTCATAAGCTCTGCTTGAACAGCAGCTTCATCCATATTATTTGTAACCTTTTCTACATCTAAGTCAAGTGATTTAGCAA